AAAGGGGCAGAAGAGTGGAGAATAGGGAGGGGTGGGGTGGTTAGAGTAGTGAGGGGAGTAGTGAGTAGAGAGGAGAGAGAGGGGGAGAGTAGTCATATGACAAGAAGAGAGTACAGGGGGATATGGATAGGGGGGCCATTACTAACTCTAAGCGAGTTAGAGAATAACGTTCATTGTCATTCACTTACCCTTTCAAAAAAATATTATACAAATAACATATATATTGGAGAGCAAAGATGTTAATAAACCCAGAAGAAGATTTACAATGTGAAATCTGTCAGAGAGAATTAAGAGGCAGGTATTGGAGACTACAAATACCAGACTTAGTTCCTCAAACTTCTACACATACAGCAATCACTTGCGTAACTTGTTATGCTTTAGCGTGTAAGTTAAGTAGATTTGCAAGTATTGGATTATTCAAAGAAGTGATAGAGGCAGAAGAAATCGTTATAAAAAAGAAAAGATAACATATACTTTAGAAAAGGTGTCTCAGTCTGGTAACAGCTGAGGAGGTTTCTGGTATCATCCTCTTTACCTTTATAGCGCCTCTAAAAAATATGGAAGATATGGATTGGATAGTAGAAGTGTTGGAATACATTGCAATAGTTTATTTAATCTATTTAGGGATTGTGGTAATGGTAAATGTTATTCAGTGAAGAAGAACAAAAGAGAATAGATGTTATAGAAAAGAAATTAGATATCAAATTAGATCTATGGCAAAAGAGAATTATTATACATGATGGAGACATCCAGTTGAGACTGGGCAGACAGACAGGCAAGACAACTGGAGTGGCCATCAAGATCTGGGAGATAGCCATAAATAATCCTAATAAAACTTATTTGGTTATGGCTGCCAGTCTTAGACAATCTGGCTGGTTATACGACAAGATTATTGGTTTATTTGCCAATCATTCAGAAGAGATGATTGTAGGAGAGCCAACAAGAACAAAGATTGTTTTAACTAATGGTACCACTATATACTGCGTTCCAGCTGGGAGAACAGGATATACTGTTAGGGGATATACTATCGATGGGCTGATAGTAGATGAGGCAGCGTATGTACCTGACCCAGTATGGGATGCAGTTATTCCTATGCTTGCAACAACAAATGGATGGCAGATAATACTTGGAACTCCTTTTGGTAAAGCAGGATACTACTACGATTGTGAGAAAGACCCTGATTTCCTTCACATTCATAGAAGTTCAGAACTATGCCCAAGAATTCCTAAATCATTCTTACAAAAACAAAAAGAAACACGTAGTCGGTTGTACTACAAAAGAGAATACTTGGCTGAATATACATCTGATGATACTCAGTTATTCCCATATGAATTAATAAATAGATCATGCACGTTCTTAGAATGGAATTATAAAAAACAGTACAGTAAACACAGGAGATATTATCTCGGTGTTGACATAGCAAGATATGGGGGGGATGAGAATTCATTCTGTGTTGTTGAGTTATTTCCTGATAAAACTCTTAAACTTGTTCATGTAGATACCACAAGAAGAGTTGCATTAACAGACACTATGGGAAGAGTATTAGAACTTCACAAGAGATTTAATTTCAATAGAATCTTTGTTGATGACGCCGGTGTTGGAGCAGGTGTTGCAGATCTATTAACTGAGAAATTGGGGAGAAGAGTTGTTGGCCTGAACAACGCCAGAGCCTCAAACACTTCTAAAGATTCGCAACGCGTCAAAATACTAAAGGAGGACTTATATAATAATCTTTTGCTTTTGATGGAACAAAAGAGAATTCAATTAATTGATAGTCCTCAGTTAAGGCAGTCATTAGCCTCAGTACAATATGAATACACTTCACAAACAGGTAGATTAAGAATCTTTGGAAAATACACTCATATTGCAGAGGGATTAATCAGAGCGTGTTACTGTTTGAAAAACAAAGGTTTAAATATTTGGGCAGCTTAGCTATAAAAATGGAAAGTCAAATAAAAAGACTAATGAATGAGTATGGAGTAAACATTTCTACGTTATCAAATGATACCAAAGCACAACTGGTTTTAATGGCTTACTTAGGAATTAAACTTGAGGAAATAAGGAGGGCTCTTAAATAATGGTAACTGTAACAATGTGTACAAGTCAGGCAGCTTTGTTAAAGGCAGGATCAGGAGTAAACTCAACATTATCAGGAGGAGGAGTTCTTGATGGTACAGATTACATTGTTGATCAATGGATTACTCAAGCAGAGGGAATGCTTAACATGTCAGCGAGGTTTAACTTCACAGATGTTTATTCAACTTTAAATGATGACGTTAAAAAAGTTTTGGAAGAGTTCTGTTCAAACTATGCAGCTGTTAAATGCATAACTTACGATATGTCAGGCTACACTTCAAGAGTGGAGGCTGAGGATATGATTAATGTTTATAGAGATGCTTACTTGAACATTTTGAATAAAATTGAGAAAGATGAAATTTATAGGAAATATATCACAGGAGCATAATGGCTAATTTATTAAAAGCACAACCAGCACTTCAAACTAATTACACATATTCAGATATCTCAGCAGGTAAATCTTATGAAACGTTTTATGTTTCTAATGCAGGTAATGCAACAACATCAGAGGCAGTTTTGTTAAACGTTGCAACATTTTCAGATATAGTTTGGGATAAAGTTGTTACAGCAGCAGGAGCATCTACATTGTTAATCAGTAGAGATGCAGACCTAACTTTCTCCTTACCTAAGACAATAGATGGAGAATTAGTTGCAAACATTCCTTTTATTATGGCTGAGGGAATAGGAGCGCCAAGAGGATTTATGAGTTGTGCAGTTGTTCTAAAAAAAGTTACAGGAGGCGTAGAAACAGTTTTAGTAACAGGTAACACTTCAACATTTGATGAACAACTTGATGCGAGTGAGATGCATGGTGTGATGAAAGAATTGAAGATGACAGTACCTAGAACAACATTTGGAGGTAATGATACTTTTAGAATGACGATTGATGTTTATGGTTATGGGAATACAAGCGAGGACACATGGATAGGAATTGGAGTTGATCCATCAAACAGAACAGTACCAGCAGATGAGTACCCAGCAGGTAATGTTGACACAAGTTTAAATACTAAATTTACAGTCCTAATACCATTTAGGATAGAGGCAATATAATGGGAAAATTAGATATAGAAAGTGGATCTTATGGAGACATGAGTACTACTGTAAAGGATTACTCAGTTGATTTACAAACAACTGATAGTGCCTTTGACCAAAAAGAGACAGAATATAATAATGATAAATGGACTACACAATTTGGATATTACAAAAAGATACCTGAATTAAAATCAGCCATAGATGCAAAAGCAAGATGGACTGTTGGTAAAGGTTACGCTACAAATCCAATAACTGAAATAGTTTTATTAGGTATTAAAGGTTGGGGTAAGGATACTTTCAACACAATCTTAGAGAACATGATTAGAACTGCACATATAGGAGGAGACAGTTATGCAGAGATTATAAGAAATGAACAGGGTTATCTAATTAACGTTAAGGCATTATCTCCAGAGTATATGTTCATAATTGCAAATAAGAAAGGCTTAATCAAAAGATATGAATATAGACACATGGGAAAGACTATAAAGTTTGAACCTGATAAAATATTACATTTCTCAATGAATAGAGTTGCAGATGAGATACATGGAGTTTCAGATATTGATGCAGTAGAAGAAATCATCTTAGCCAGAAATGAGGCTATGGAAGATGAGAGACAACTAATGCACAGATACGTTAAACCAATGAGAGTGTTTAAACTTGATACAGATGATGAGACAGAGATTAACACATTCAAAGCAAAAGTAGATAAGGCAACAGAGAAAGGAGAGAACTTATTTATACCTGCTGATGCAGTTGACCATGAATTAGTGGCTGTACCAACAAGTGCAACATTAGATCCTAAGGCATGGATAGACAGATTGACACAATACTTCTATCAGGCAATAGGAGTTCCAGCTGTAATCGTGGGGTCAAGTCAAGAACTAACAGAGGCAACTGCCAAGATAGTTTACTTAGCATTTGAACAGACAGTTTCAGAAGATCAGCTTTATGTCATGGAACAAATATTAGCACAGTTAAATTTGGAAATTGAATTAAAGCCACCAGTTAGTTTAAAGAATGAATTATTAAATTCAGAAAGAAAAGCAGAGACAACTCAAGCAGCAACTCCTGAAGATACAACAGCAGGAGGTTTTAGATAATGGTAGATTTCGATAAAACATTATTAGATGATGTACAAGCAGTTAGAGATTTTTTAGGAGCTTATGATGGGCCACCTGTTGGCAGTCCAGAATGGAATGCTTTACCTCCAGAAAGACAAGAAGAGTTTTTAAGCGAGTTATCTTTAGCAGGGTTACCTGTTGGAGGTTTGAAGTTTACTAATTTCTTAGGGAAAAGTTTAGGTTCAAGACAAGTAGCCCAAGCAGCAGCAGGTAAAGACCCTAAGAAAATAATTGATGTTATTGTAAGTCCAACAGGAGACAAGTGGGTAAAGTATGAAACTAATAGTAAAGTGTTTAGTTTATTGAGAAAACCAATAACTAAATTTTTAGGTTTTAGTATTGCATCAATTCCATTTCAAGCAGTTTATTATAACAATCCAACAGGAGATGCCTCTCAGATGGCATCAATTAAAAAAGGAGATTTCCAAAATGCAGGTAATATTGAGGGAGAAAGATTAGCATCTGAATTAGTACAAGAGGCAGAGAGGAGAGGTAATAGGCCATTCATTCCTTTTTATTCTGTTATATCAAATGAGATATTTAAATTCACAACAGCAGCAAAATTGGATAGAGCAGAGAGACAATTCCAAGCTGAGACAGATACTCTTCCAACAGAGAGAGAGAGTTTTGCTAAAGCATCTTTAATAGAGAGTGATAGGAAAACTCCTTTAACACCTGAGGAAGAACAAGAACAACAATTACAACAGAGTACAATTAACAGAGAAAGAGCAAAAGTAGAGAGTGGAGAATTTGTTGAAGTAGATGGTCAATTACAATCTGTTAAAGGAAAGATACCCGGAGGGATTCCAACAACTCAACTTACACCAGCTCAACAAGAAAGAAATAAAGAAAGACAAAGAAGAGCAGATCTTCAAAGAAACATTGCTCAGGAAACAAGAGCAGGTCAGGAAGTCAGAAGAGGAACTCAGAGAGGCCAAACATTTGAGGCAAGAGGAGAACCAACAAGATCAGTTCCATCAAAACTTAAAGGAGGTAGATTACTTTGAGAGAGAACAAAGAAGTCATAGAAACAATCATTAACACAGCAGCTATTGCATTAACAGCAGCTGGTACCCAACAGGCCATAAGTGGTAAGGCATGGGGAATATTATTGATCATAGTTGCAATGCTTTTAGAGTTCATAAAATATTATGGACGTAATAAACAATTTTGGTAGGAGGTACTAAAATGGTAGAAGAAGAGAATAAACCTGTTGAGCCTAAGGCTGAAGAGAAGAAAGAAGAAGAAGAAAAAAAGCCAGAAGGAGAACAGGAAGAAAAGCCAAAGGAGGAAACTCCTGAGGCCAATCCTTTAGTAGAGGCTAAAAGATTGAGAGATGAATTGAAAGAACTTAGTTCTACAATTAAGACACAAATGGATAGATTTAATGAGGCTAAGGCCTTTGATATACTGAGTGGTAATGCACCAGCAGGTCAGGGACAACAGCCTAAAAAGGAAGAGACAGCGTCTGAGTACGTTGATAAAGCTATAAGAGGTGAGCTAAATGAAAAAGACATTAAAGAAGATAAAAAATAAATTGACTAAGAAAGACATTAAGGTAGTAAGTCATGAGGAGGCTTACTGGACTAAGGTAATTCAAGAGACAGAGTTGAATGTTACTAACTTTGAGAATGGTTTAAAGTTCAATAGATTCGTTCTAAGGAATGCCAGAGAGGAATTAAAAGCTGTTAAAGAAGCAGAGAAGAAATCTCCTTTCAAGTAAAATGCATATGTACGTGATCCTGAGAGGGATTAAGGATAGACAAGATAGATATGTAAATGATCTACTTGCAAGATACTATCATTACGACTGGCAGAAAGGACAAGACAAAGGAGCTGTTCAATTAGCAGTCAGGCCAATCCAACTCTATGAATTGGTATTTCCCGAACAAGCTTATGAAGATGTTTATAAGACTATCTGGCCAGTTGCATGGGAAAGAAAGGGGTGGATTAACAAAGCCTTAGCAGTTCTTGGAAAACTATTAGGTACTCAGAAAATACCTGAGCCTCCTAAAGACTGGCAGCCTAATCCTTACTTCAACAGAGATGGAGTAGAATGTGCAGGTATTGGTATCAAGAAAGACATTAACCATAAAGGGATTGAGATGCTATGACCATCAAGGAGAGCTGGGCCTTACCATTCAAAGCGAGACTGATAAAAGAAAGAACCAGATTTGGTCAGGGTATGGGCCTGATTGGAGAGGTTAAGACTATCATAAGTCTATTTTTAATGTTATCTATCTGGACTTATCAGAGAGCCATAGAGGTACCATATGCTTTGTTTTTGGTAGGTTTTATTTTATTCATTGTTGGAGTATGGCTCATTGGTTTTGTGTGGGATAAACAGGGTTTATTTAAGGCTCAGCAAGAGTTTCACAATGAAAGGAACCAATTAGCCAAAGAGTTGAGAAAGTTCATGAAAAAGAAAAGATTTAAATAGTTTGGTAATATTGTACTTTTTATGGTAAGTGAAGCAACACTAATTGTAAAGACACATGATGCTATTGATTTTACTGTTGCTGATGCAACAGGTATAGAG